TCTACGATTGGTAATATTGATGTACCATTTCAAGGACGCCAGTTAAAAGTTCCCGGAGATCGAACATTTGCTGATTGGACTGTAACTGTATTTAATGATAATGGAATGGCAATTCGTGAACTGTTTGAAGATTGGATGAGAGCAATACAAGACCATAATGTCAACCAAGGAACATTGAGTCCGTATGGAGCTGCAGATATAAAACAAAGAGGTCGTGATGGTAGAGTGATGCGAACTTATAAAATTACGAGTATGTATCCTACAGAAGTTGCAGCTATTGATTTGGCATGGGATTCAAATGATGCAGTAGAAGAATATGCTGTTACATTTGCTGTTAATCATTGGTTTGCAGGTCCTGGTACTGTATCATCTGGTTCTGATTCTGGAATCAAAGGTGGAATTAGTGTTAGTGCAGATACAGATGGTAATATTAGAGGTGCGGCACAAATATTTGGAAGTATTTAAATTGAATTAAGGGGGTGAGTTAACTCACCCCCTGTTATTATGAATTTTTAAAAAGGAAATTTTTATGGCATTTGAATTATTTGGTTTTGAGATAAAATCCAAGAAGGAGAAGAAGGGCAAAACTTTTGTAACACCAGAAAATCTTGATGGAGCAACACAGATTATTGATGGAGGTGGGATTCTTGGGCATTATCTTAATACAGATTCAGATGCTCAAGATGAAAACAAGTTAGTCCATAAATATCGTGATATGTCTTTTTCACATGAAGTGGATGGAGCCATAGAAGATATTGTTAATGATGCTGTTATCCACGAGGAAGGTGTAGCTGCTGTCGCTCTTGACTTGGAATCATTAGATTATACAGACAATATTAAAGATAAGATACATTCTGAGTTTTCTACACTTCTTGATCTGTTAGATTTTAATTTGACAGGTGCAGATTTATTTAAGAAGTGGTATATTGATGCTAGACTGTATCATCATATTGTAATTGATATGAAACGACCAAAGGATGGAATTAAAGAATTGATTCCAATTGATCCTTTGAATATTGAAAAAGTACGAGAAGTAAAGAAAACAAAAGGTGGTGGACAGAATCAAATAGAATTGGTTGATGAAGTATTAGAATATTATCTTTATACACCTGATGCATTTAATGTTGGTAAATATCAACAGGGAACAATAGGAGTAAAAAATGCTGTTCAGGTTGCACCCGATGCTATTTCATATGTTCACTCTGGTTTAATTGATACAGTAAAACAAATTGTTGTTGGTTATTTATTTAAAGCAATCAAACCGTGGAATCAATTACGGATGATTGAAGATGCACTTGTTATCTATAGATTAGCAAGAGCTCCAGAACGAAGAATATTTTATATTGATGTTGGTAATTTACCTAAGTTGAAAGCAGAACAATATCTGCAAACGGTAATGAATCGTTATAAACAGAAAATGATTTATAATGCAGCTACTGGTGAAGTTCAAGATCAGAGAAAACATCTTGCTATGTTGGAAGATTTCTGGTTGCCAAGACGAGAGGGTGGTCGTGGTACTGAGATCAGTACACTTCCGGGCGGACAGAATCTTGGTGAAACAGATGACATAGAATATTTTAGAAAGAAATTATATAAATCTTTGAATGTTCCAATCTCAAGGATTGAAGGTGCAGATTCTACATCTTTCAATCTTGGTAGAGCTTCTGAGATTACAAGAGATGAAGTAAAATTTGGAAAGTTTATTAGTCGTTTACGACACAGATTTTCTATAATTTTTACAGGTCTTCTTAGAGTTCAGTTGATTTTAAAAGGTATTATTAAAGAAGAAGATTGGTGGGAAGTTAAAGATCGTATTCGTTATATATGGGCTAAAGATTCTCATTTCACGGAGTTGAAAAACTCTGAGATATTGAGGGATCGTTTTGAGTTAGTTTCAATGGCTGAGGAGTATGTTGGTAGATATATTTCATCAGAGTATCTGCGTAAGAATATTTTACAACAGAGCGATGAACAGATTAAAGAAATTGATAAACAGATAGCAGCAGAGAAACCAGAAGAACCAGAAGATGACACGGAGGAGGATGATGAGGACTTCTAAACCTTATAAAACTATGAAATCTATTCTAAAAGTAAAGACTCAAAGTTTTTTGGAAAACTATAAACAAAATTTATTTACAGAGGCTATGTGGAAAGTAGAGGTTGAGGGGTTTCCCCCATTTTATATGGATGGTTCAAGTGCTGGTGAAGTAAAGATGGCTCTCAAGAAAAAATTAAAAAAACCAAAAGAGATTATATCTATTGAACGTATTCAAAAAACTGATTGGAAAAAGAATGTCATGGATAGAATTTCTGGTAAAGAAATTCCTGTTGATGAAAGTGAAGTTCAAATAAAACAATGGATCAAAGAAGAAACTCTTACAGATGATTTATTGGTGGATGCTATTAAAAATGTAATGAAAGAAAGGGTCAAAAATGGTTGATATAGCAAGTAACATTTTAAAAAATATTTTTAGTAAAAAACTTACCAAAGCAAAAGACGGTATTGCAAAAAGTTTAAAGAATAAATCTTTAAAGGCTATTGAAGATTATAAGAATAGTTTTAAATTTGAATTACCAAATTCTGAAACTCCAACCACCCCCGAAACTCCAAAGGCAGATACATGAAAAATTTTAAACAATATTTCAAAGAAGGTCTTGCAGATGTAAAGAAAGCAAACGCTGCTAAAATGCGTAATCTAGCTAAGGCTAATAGAGATAAAGAAACCGCAGTTCGTAATGCTGACATAGAGAAAAAAAGATCAAAAGATCAAGCTGAACGAGAAAAGAAAATTGAAAAAGCAACAGCCAAAAGTAAGAAAGAAAGTATTGTTCAGAAAGTAGTAGAGTATATTAAGTCTGATGGTGCAAGAAAAAAATGTGCAGGTGGTGATGGTCGTAGAACCGAAAACCATGATTGTGATAAAGTTCATTCTGGTATGTCACATGATGAGTGGGAAGCATCACAAGACACACCAAAGGATGAAGGTAAAGATGGTGGAACAGGTGACAAAGAAGCTTATAAAAAATTCTTTGATGCGAAATTAAAAAAGTATGGAGTAAGTAGTCCATCAGAATTAGAAGGTGATGCTAAGAAAAAGTTCTATGATGAAATAGATGCAGAGTGGGAAGGTGACAATGAAACAGATTGATGATATGATTAATGATGTTCTTGATGAAGTAATGAGTAAGATGGTTCGTATGAAGAAAGCACGCATGATGAAAGTGAAAGGGAAACAGATTGCTCGTAAAAGAAAGATTGCTATGAAACGAAAAGCAAATCCTGAGAAGTTAAAAAAACGAGCAGCGAAAAAAGCAAGAGATATAGTTGCTAAGAAAATTTTAAAAGATAGAAGTAAATCTGATTTATCAATATCAGGAAAAGAAAATTTAGAAAAAAGATTAGCAAAGAAAAAAGGTGTTATTGCAAAAATTGCTAAACGGATTTTACCAAAAATTCGTAAAGCAGAAAATGAACGACTTGCTAAAAGAAGGGAAAAGGAATGAAACTAATAACAGAACATATTAACGAGATTGAATATATTACCGAAGGTAAAGGTAAAGAGCAATACATCAAAGGTATCTTTATGCAGTCTGATATTAAAAATCAGAATGGTAGAGTTTATCCTCATGCTGTATTACAGAAAGAAGTAAAAAACTTTAATACAAAATATGTTAATGAGGGAAGAGCTCTTGGAGAACTTGGTCATCCAGCAGGACCTGTTATTAATTTGGATAGAGTTTCTCATGTGATTAAAGAATTAACTGAAGATGGTACAAATTTTATTGGTAAAGCAAAAGTAATGGATACACCTAACGGTCGTATCGTTAAAAACTTTATTAGTGAAGGAGTAAAGCTTGGTGTATCTTCCAGAGGTATGGGAAGTCTTAAAACTAATAAAAATGGTGTTAATGAAGTACAAGGAGATTTTGTTTTATCCACAGTTGACATAGTAGCTGATCCGTCAGCACCAGATGCGTTTGTAAATGGTATCATGGAAGGCAAAGAATGGATATGGGAGAATGGTGTTATTAAAGAACAAGATATAGATTCGATGAAGAAAACGATTATGAAAGCAAAAACAAGGGAACTTGAGCAGAAAAAGATAGAGATTTTTGCAAAATTCCTTCAAAATCTATAGTATTATAAATATTATAACAAATAAATTACTTTTAGGAGATTAACAATGGCAAAGAAAGAAACACTCACAGATGATGGAAAACTTGAAGAGGTTGATATGGAAGAAGCGAAAAGTGCTAATAAAGAATTAGGCTTGCCTGATATTGATGATGAAGAAGGTCGAGAAGATTCAGAGCCTGATGGAGAAGATGGTACAAAGAAGGCAACTGATCCTAAAACAAAAAAGTCCAAAGCCTCTGCAAAACAAGAAGCTAAAGCAAAAAAAGAAGAAGATGACGAAGATGAAGATGAAGATGAAGATGATGAAGAAGAAGTAGAAGAAGGTAAGTCTAAAAAAGAAGGTATGCCTCCTTGGTTGAACAAAGATAAAAAAGATGATGATGACGAAGATGATGACGAAGATAAAGAGGAAGCCAAATCTAAGAAAGAAGATATTGATGTAGATGTTTCTGAAGATGTTGCTGCTCTTGTAGATGGTGAAGACCTTTCTGAGGAATTCAAAACGAAAGCTGCTACAATCTTTGAAGCTGCAGTTAAGTCTAAGATTTCTAAAATTCGTAAGCAAATCCGAGATGAATCTAAGACATATATGGAAACGAAAACAGAAGCCATTCAGACAGAGATGACTGAAAAAATGGATGAGTATATGAATTATGTTGTTAAAGAATGGATGGAAGAAAATAAACTCGCTGTTGAACAAGGTGTTCGCAACGAAGTCACAGAGAGCTTTATTTCTGGTTTGAAGAAATTGTTTGAGGAACATTATATTGATGTTCCAGCAGAAAAGGAAGATGTCTTTGAGAGTCTTGTACAAGAAGTTGCCGAAGTGGAAACTAAACTTGACGAGCAAACTCAGAAGCACATGGATACGGTGAATGAATTAAATACATATAAAGCTAAAGACGCATTCCGAGATATCGTAGAAGGCATGGTTGATACTGACATTGAAAAAATGAAAGAGTTAACCGAAGATGTTGATTACGAATCAGACAAGCAGTATAAAGAGAAGTTAAATATTATTAAAAACAGTTACTTTAAATCAGACAAGAAACTGGATGACAATAAGGGAACCGCGGGTACAAATAAAAAGATAACCGATGGATCAAGTGAAGGACATATGAATAGTGTTATGACCGCGATATCTAATCTAAGTAAAAGACAAGGTAAGTAATCTTATTTAAATATATGGATAAAGTGAATGTGAAGTTTAACAAATTAAAATTTTAAATTAATTAAAAAGGAGAGATATACAAATGTATATGTCAGAAGATATTAAAGCAAAATGGGCTCCTGTTATGGAGCATGAGGATCTTCCAGAAATTAAAGATCCTTATCGCAGAGATGTGACACGACAACTTTTGGAAAATCAAGAAGTATATTTGAATGAAGCAGCACCTGCTAACTCAGCTGGAGCAATGGCTGACACAGGTGGAGTAGCTAAATGGGATCCGATTTTGATTT